GCTGAATGATCTTCTTCGTGTTCCCAGATGTCAGATCCATCAACGTGTTTTAGACTCGATTCTTCAGAAGGTTTCCACACTGTCAGGCTTGCTAGCATCGAAATCGTATCTATAAAGTCATCATGTTTACTTTTCATGCCCTTAGGCGAAACCAAGGTTAATTCATCCATGGCCTCCGCTAGTTCAGGAGAATTTTTACGTTCAATAGGAAAGAACATCTTATTCATCTTGAACCAAGGAACTACTACGTTGAACTTTACTAGCTTTTGCGTAGTAGGTCTAATACCCGGCTTACCATTATTGCTTTCTGAAGCCAAAGAGAAGTACACGTTACGGTTAAGCATCTCGCCTTGAATCCAAGGAATGAACCCTCCCTGCTGGCCAGACACTTCAATACCTACCTGTTGCGGACGATATTCTTGAGCCAATCTAAACAGATCATCTACGTTTGCATCCATGAGCTGTTTCTTCACAACTCCGTCGACCCAATACCAGTTTCCTGCATTATCTAGGGCCCAGACACTAATCACAGAGAAGTCACTGCCCGTGCGTTCACTGGTAGCAAAGTCGGTTGTGATGTAGAAGTTAAAGCGTCCTCGGTTATCCAACACGGATCCACGCTTGTACCAGCTAATATCACTATCCTGAATTAGGCGATCTTCTTCGGACATAATTCTCAACATCAATTCTTGGTTGAAGGTATCAATCTTACCGGCCTTTAGCGCCTTATCATATTTATCTTTTACATACTCGTAAGTAAATCGATCGGGCCAACTGCTACGGAAATCCTCTTCCGAGCAAGGGAACTGCTCGCATACTGGGTAGACGTTCACTTTCCAAGCACCTGATTCAACTGCTTTGTATAATGGATCCTTAGCGTTAAATGGGGTACCTGACCAGATGATCTTACTCTTCGTAGGGTGCAAGGCGTAGTCTACTGCTTTATACACCGTGTCTTCGACAGAGGCAATGACCGTTGCCGATCGTGCATCTTCATCTGAGATCAAATCATCCAGTACTGCGAGTGTAGGACGTTGCCCCATCTCTTTAGCACCACGAACGCCGGTCTTAGCGCCATAGCCCTTTACAATGAATGTGTGCCCATCAATGTTCTTGAACTCCCAACGGATGTCCGTGAACCTTGTATAGGGCACATACTTCTGCAGAAACTCAGAGTTTTCCCAGCGGAACTCCAAGTTCTTGCGCATGTTCTTTACACCGTTCTCAATGCTATCCGAAACATACAGAGCCAACTGAATCTTACCAAAGTCAGGTAGGTCACCGTACACTGCGAGGTAGAGAAAAAGGTATTCAGCCAAGAGCGTAGTCTTGGCAATGCCTCGGTGACACATGTTAACTGTGTCTTTACCTCTGCCTGCAATGTTATCCAGCATGTGGTAATGCACTACCGGGGTAAGGTGCTCCTCTCCTTCGTTGCCGTTCACCAACTTAATGAAGTTGATAAACTGCAGTGCGAAGTCTGTAGGGACATATCTAATCGGGTCAGTGTAATCCACTGTGTTTAGATAATCCTCTACCTTGATTAGTTCCTCAGTATTAATGTTGTACCTCACTTCCTGCGGCCATGAATCGAATTGTTTCTGTTGCGCGGGTAACCGCAGTTAAATTATCTTGCACTACTATCTGCAGTGATTCATTAGCTTTACCGCTTAACCTGAGAACTACACCTTGATTCTCCTGCCCAGAGAAAGTAGACCTAATAGCTAAGCCTTTTGTTGCATTGCCAGCTTTGGGTACTAATGGTAATGCATTGTATGCAAAAAGAATCATATCGCCATTCGTTTTAAAATTAGCAATATTTTTATAACTCCCATCGCTCCTAACTGAGCGGAAAACTATCCCATTAATCAATGGTGCATCTCCACCCATTGTGGAGAAATCCATGGCATCTGGGCCCGACGCTGCAAAAGTAATCGAAGTAATATCACCTTCTTGATTCGTATCTGGTTTAACGCTGAATATTACAGGAGTAACAGATCCGTCCACCAGCATTAAATTACTCTGTCCCACATGTACATGTGCATCTTCTACAGTAAACACATCACCTATGGCTTGATCCAGTGTAACTACATCCCCTACTACACTTACTATTTCTGCTTGAATAAAGCGACCAGTTGACCCACTAGCTATTTCCATAATGGCACCAGCAGTAGATAAAGGGTAATGATCAAGAGGTAAGGATCCAGCGACTAGCCCGTGCCCCGGGCTGAGGGTTATAACCTTGCTATCAATTTGTGTGTCGTTTAGTAGAGAAAGGCTAGAAAAGAGACTTTGTAAAAAGGAAATGTTCAAGACCTCGGTAGACTGGTCTTGAACATACACACCAAGACCTTTGTCACCTCTGTCAGGTACGTTAAGAACACTATTGAGTACTTGCTTATTAACAACACTCATGAGGCACCTCTATGCGTAAAAATTGGGTTTCCTATTCAATGAAGCTACGTGGTCTGCTTGATAGTGCATATCCGACATGAATCCAAAGACTGCACCTGTATAGGTATCATTCGCATGTGCGGCATCTCTAAACACCCGCGCAAGGATCAGTGAATCAGGTTCTAAACCTGTAAGTGTAATGCCCGGATCCGCTACCTCCGCAATCATGTGACGGTGGACAATACCCGGAGCTGTCTGTTCAATGTAGACAGTAACAGGTGCAGAAAAATTCTGCTGATTGTGGCCCATGGCCCAAGTATACTCGATACCCCAGCGAACCTTACCTCCACCAGTGGTGGCAGGTGCCCAATGAATATGCGGGTAGATTGCAGACCCAACTTTAAAATCATGATTAATGTGGAAACTGATCACTAGCTCATTCTCCGTAGAGGCAGAGAATGAGTAGGCACCAATACCTCCGACAATAGGAGTGAAACTAGGTTGTTTAGCGCCGGCCACCTTAGCACTGTTGAAAGATTGTACGAGATCCTTCCAACCCGCATCCCCTGCGGAGATACCCGAAGTCTGGATACTTTTGGTTTTACCTGTGAGGATTACGCTCATTATTTCAGCCCCCGTGCTATTACGTCGAGGTTGGTAGAGCCATCAGCACCGGTTACCACAAGTACTAAATCAATGTCTACTCCGTGGGTTACCTCATACTGATCGCCTGTCACAAATAGCCCATCAGCGAAGGGGTAAGCGGTGCCGTTCGAGAAATACTTTAATTGTAATACTGCTGGGCCCTGTGTCCCAGCAACATAGAAAACAGAGCTGGAATTACCTGCCACCTCATCATTTAAACTGTAAGTACCATTACCTGTGATATTCATGAACCACCTCTCTAATCAATTTCTTCGTACTCACCATCCACCACCAGTTTAGAGTGAGCCGCTTCTTTTGCATTCCAGTTACCAGTTTGCAGCATTTCTCTTTGCTGTGCTACCAAAGCCTGTGTAGCTGCGCGAAGATCCTGAATCTCACTGGTTTCTTTTAATCCTATATTCAATTCTACTTTCTGGCTCTCAGGACGCTTGAGGTGGGTAAGTATGCTGTTTGCTGCATCTGTCCTTACCTTTTCACTGTTAGCAGACTTCATGAGCTCAGCCTGTACATTCAACGCTTTCTGATACATATCAGCATTGAGTACATGGCTTGGTATTAGTGTTTGCTCGTAGATTAGATTAACTAGCTTGCTCTTATTGTAAGCAGTGCAGTAACTAGCTATATCTTTAGAGGAAACCCCTTCGGCAGTAAACCTAGTAATCTTACTAGGAAATGTCTTAGAGTACGCAAGTATATTGGTATCGCCCATTAACTTGAAGCTTACATACTTAACAGCATCAATGTAATTCTGGACTTTAAACTTACCTTCGCGCATTACATTAGTGTAGCTTACCAAATTATCACGGAAAGCTTCAAACTCTTCTGGGTTAGTTAGCGTTGTGTTGATCTGGTTCATCAGCTCAGCATTGACCGACTTCTTAACTTTAGTCGGTAGTACTCTCTGGAACTCATCAATGGATAAGGCTTGTGTCATACAGCACTCCTAATAATTAATAGGCATAGTGTATAGGCAGCATATAGTAAAACACAATAAAAAACCCCAATTAAGGGGTTTACTCGTAATCCATGGTTATTGTGGTTGGTTCCGTGGCGTACACATCCAAATCATTCTTAAGATCAAGTACTTCAAACCTGTAGCGGTTCACAACTTCTAAACCGCCGGTACAGAAAATAAATGTCGGCATATCGTCCGCTTCCATAGGAGTAATCATTTCATCTCCAGAAAGCTCATCAACGTAGGATCTCAATCGCATATCAGTGCACCATTGTTATTTTGACTTTGATGTATTCTGTCTTCTCACTCAAATCCAGTAAAGGAATAAAACCTCCTCCATCATAGATGTTGAATCCGAAACCAAATGAACCTCCGTGATCGGAACAATAATAACCATGCACTAACACGGGATCCTCCCCTTCATTCACTAAATAATAATAACCTTCTTCGTGTGTACCCATTTCATCTCTCCCGTCCTTGTCGAACCTTTCGCCTCACTTGCGCTCCTCGCTTCGCTGCGGTGCTCGTGGGCTTCGGTTCGCCTGCGGACTAGCTATCCATATCTTCATTTACCCACTGCTTCTTCACAACAGTAGCGGGCATAGAGGTGTATCCAATATAAACCACATAAAGCTTAGGACTCACCTGATCAATCAATATCAGGTCGGAATCCTTCAATTCTTTCTTCCTGCGGGTCAGTACCGTCTGACTCACCTGCATTGCCTTTAGGATATAAGCATCTGTGAAGTTGGCCCCATTCCTCAAGCTACACAGGAAACCATACAACCTACAGGCACCATCACTCAACCTCATATCCGTAAACACATTGCGATCAACCTTAGTGTAAGCCTTACTCGGCAGGCTGTGTCTTATAATCATGGTTGTACCTCAACCCTAGTATTCCAGAGATCAGCTAAATCCTGTTGTTCTTTAGCCAGAATTGCTTCGTGCTGCTTTGTAACTATCGGCCTCAGTGTTGGGTCATCCCTGAAATCCTGTACTGTGTATTTGCTAACATCAC